ACCAACACCAACACCACCACCAACACCAACACCACCACCAACACCAACACCGACCGGTGCCCCGTAACATAAGTAGCTATGTTGCGGGGACACAACCGCTACCAGTATGTCGAAGCAACAGCTGAATACCACCAAATTGCAAATCCGATGATTAGCCCGATAAAGGGCACACAGATGCGCCTCCCGAACACCATGGAGAATACAAGAAAAATTGCGCAAACTTGTGGGCCCTTGTTCCGCCACATGCATCCAGTAGTACCTGACAATGGATGGTACAATATGGTTGCCGCTTTTCGGAAGAGGTGCAATTACTTCAGTGCGAAACGCGCAACACCGAAGATCATTGCTGCTTCACGGGAGTTTGCCGAGAAACTGTGTCCTGTACCCCTCCCTTGTTTCGAATGGAATGAGCACAACTACCGCGAGTGGCTCATCAAGTTTGGCCCAGAGAAACAAGCCCGCATGAACCAAGCTTTACTCACGTTGCCTTTTTCGACCTTGTCAGACTACACGTCGAAAGATATTTTCATGAAGGTTGAGGCGCTCCTTGTCACGCACAAGCCGAACTGGGCTGGCCGTGTAATATACAAGAGCACCGACCTTTACAACGCGATTTCAGGGCCCATCTTCAGCGAAATGATGCGCAGGTTCGATGCGTGCCTCGAGAGGATGGGGGGTCCATACCATTTCCGCACAGCTTATCGCAAAACCCCAGACCAATACACCGGTCATGTCGAGATCGAACACGATGACGAGTTCATTGTCGAAGCTGATTTCAGTTCCAACGACAAGTTTCAGTGTGCTGATGTGATACTGCTTGAGTGTGCCCTCATGCGCCTGCTTGGCGCCCCTGAGTGGTTTGTCAGGCTGCATATGAAGAGTGACAAGTTTCAAGTCACGGACTCCAAGCACGGAGTCCGTGCCACTCTCCAACATCAGTTTCCAACCGGCGCTACTGATACCACCTTCCGCAACACTTTTTGGAACGGCACCATTCTCTGGGCGTTCCTCAGGGAGGTCAAAGCGTCTTCTTGCAATGCCATATTGCTGGGAGACGACATGTTGGCAAAAGTTCGCGGACGCGTCCGCCATGTGACCAAAATTTACAGCAATATAGCTACTGAGGCTCACATGGAGGTTAAGGCAAAGCGTCACGCAAACCTTTGGACTGCCACATTCGTTAGCAAGTTTTTTATACCTCACGGCAACGCCATGCACCTCACGGTCCCCATACTGGGTAAGGCGTTGGCCAGGTTTAACATGCGTGCGAATCAAAATTCCGCAGTCACTGACCACGCCTACATGGCAGGCAAGGCCATCAGCTACGCCTATGAATTTCGATTCTACCCCACTATACGCAACATCTTCCTTGAACGGTTCGATTATGAGTTTAAGGAGGCCAAGAAGGAGAAGCGCGGCGTACTTCACCTCGAAGTGCATTCATGGAACGCTCGTGAAGCTGGTGTCACCCTCAGCAACATCACCAAGAAATTGGTCACTGAGGAGTACTTAGATGACGCCGAGTTCACTGCGTTCTGCATTGAGAGGTATGCCCTTATGGGCATGGAAGTGCTCGATCTCTTTCGGCAAGTTGTGCTTAGTGACCTTAAGCATGATCTGGAGGGCGTGGTTGTGGAAAAGCTAGCTCAGGATTTCCTCTAGCTGCCTCGTTGCCCGGGCTACTTAGGGCAGCCGGCCCCACGGCCGTAATCCCACCATACCCTTCACGGGGG